CCGACTGTTTGTCGTCTTCTTGAGCGTGAACGGGTGCGGATACCAACCCGTTGATGAGCCCGAGCCGTCGATCGTGTGTTGGGTCGTCGCGGTCAACCATGTGATCGCGCCGCCAGACGAGGACGCAAGCGTGACCCTCGCCGCGTAGGGCGAGATCGACCGAATCCCCATCCGGATCGTCGGCGTCGCACCCTCCTCGACCGGGGCGAGCGCCAGGAACGTCGGGTGCTTCTCAGTCCTCTGATCGTAGTCGATCCCGGGCTCGCCGATGCGATTGATGGCCTGGTACAAGTTGGCCATCGTCGTCCGCGCGTTGCCGCCGATCGTCACGTCGTTCGCCTGCGCGAGCGTCCCAGCCGTGCGGAACCGATAGGTAACCGAGTCGATCGTCAACGTCTCGTCGTTCGCCGGGTTCGTGCCGACGCTCTTCGATGCGAAGGCCGCTTGCCCGGTCGCCAGCTCATGCGAGATCCCCCACTTGTGGGCGAGGTAGCCTTCGATCCGCTCGACCTCCGTGTCGCCGTTCGCCGCCCACGCCGAATCGGGATAGGCCGGGACCGTGACAAGCCGCTGCTGGTTCCCCTCCTGGTCGTACCAGTCAGAAAGACAGAGCATCTCGCACAGCTCGCCTGCAAACCTGGAGTGACCTGACGAACCAAGGTAGGCGAGCCCGAGCGTGATCGACTCGGCCGTCTTGAACGCCTCGCTCTGCCAGCGATCGATCGGCATTCCGTTCACACGGAACGTCGAGCGCGTGGACGTGCCGGTCCCGCCGTTCGCCGTGTTCCCGTCATGCACGCCTCCGTCACAGATCCATGTCAGAACGCACACCCCGGAGCCTGATAGGTAGCCAGGAGCGATCGTGACCGGGCCGCTCGGGCCGCCGGCATCCGGTGTCGATTCCCCAGAGTCCGAGGCCGTACCGTCACGCTCGTTCAGGTTGACCGAGCCGGGCATGGGCAAGGTCCCGGGAAGCGTGTTGTCGTCCCTCCGGTTGATCGTGATGCCACGAAAGCGGTCGTTCGAGGTCGTGACCGAGGATGGCTGCGGGATAGAGAGGAGCCCACGGAAAATCTCTTCCACGCTCGCCTTGAAAACCATGAACAGCGCGAACTGCGCGCCCTTGTACGTCGGGATCGGCGAGAGCTGTTCGCGTCGGTACGAGCGGTCGATCGAGGACGCGGGAAGCCCGACCATTGAGCGGCCAGCCGTGGCCGTAGGTCCGAAGCCGTTGTACGCCGCGCCAGTGAACGAGATCGTGGGCATCCCGTTCACGCCCTCTGCGCGGTAAAGCGGTCCCGCCTCCGTCCCTGGCACCTGCGGAAAAGCCGAGATCGCGTGGTTCGCGTACCAGTCTCGCCCGGTCTTCATCTTGCACTGCCAGACGATGACCTCGGCTCCGTCGTCGCCCGCCTCCGGGTTGATCGGCGAGAGTGCGAGCGTCCCCCGTTCCCGCGAATCGTGCCATGACCAGATCCGCTTCTTGAACTCCGTCAGGTCCATCGGCGTAAAGTCCGCCGAGTCCTGCGTCGTCGAGGGCGACCGTGGATCGAGCCCTCGCTGATCGTTCGCGTCCGAGGCCACGAAGATCGAGCCATCCTTGGGAGAGATGTCGAAGTCGCGCGCCGGATACGGGACCTGCCACTCCTTCTGCTGCTCGGGCTCCGTCGTGTCGATGAGCCCGTAGACGCGGATGTACGAACGCCCGCGATCCGGGAAGTTCAGCAGGCAGTAGAGCTCCCGGTTGTAGATCTTCACCTGCTCGACGAACCCGCCCGGCTCGACCTCGAACACCTGATCGGTCTCGTTGTCGTCCTTCTGCCGGTAGCACCAAATCCGCGCTTTCGTCGAGTCGTTACCCTCCGAGACCGCCGCGTAGATAAACCGCGTGACCGGATCGACCACGAACGCCCGGCACACGTCACGCTTGCCATCCGCGGGCAGGCTGATCTTGAACAGTTGGACCTGCGAGGAGTTGAACTTGGCGATCCCCGATGCACCGTCGAGCACGTAGACGTTCGACTGACTGTCGAGCTGGAGACCGAGCGTGTTCCTGTTCGACGGGTTCGCCTTCGACCAGACCGTCACCAGCGCATCCCCGAGGTCGGTGTAGTCCTGGTTTGGAGCCTCGTAGACCACCTGCTCGATGCGCTTCACAGGGGCCACCGCGACCGGATCCTCCATGAACCGGAAGAGCCCTGACCGCGACGCCCCTCGAAGCCGACCGCTCGCTGGGTCGATTCCGCGCATGTTCCTCACGTCCCTTGAGGTACGAGGGGGCTGCTCGTTGAACGCGAAGTTCTCCGAGAGCCCCCCGAAAGGGTAGTCGAGCTTGATGCGCGTCTCGGGCATTACGGAGTCGAGGGCGTTGCCGCCGTCACCGCGCCAACCGAGTAGGTGACCGTCATGAACGTCCGGCCCGCCGTCGATCCAGGGGTCGTCACCGTGATCGTGGCCGTCACCGTGTTGGCCGCGCCGTAGTAGACGCCAGCGTTGCCTGCCGCAACGTTGCCCTTGCGACCCGTAGCGGCAACCATGTACACGCCCTGCGCTCCGCCCCAGTTCTCCGCGTTCGAGATGTCGAGCACCTCGCCCACGACCAGATCCGTGGCCTTGCAGTCAACGGCCGCGAACCAGCCGTCAGGATCATCGTCGTCGCCGACATCCAGAGATGCCGCCACCGCACCCCAGAGAACCGTGTTCACGATCTGGATGTTGTGAAGCGTTGATCCAGCGGGGAGCGCGACGGAACCCGTGTGCAGGGTGTTGGTCGCGTTCTCCGTGAACGTGACCGTCTTCGAGAGCACGAGACCCGTCCCGCTCGGAGCGGTCACCGACGGAGTTGTCAGCACCGGGGCGGTCAGCGTCTTGTTGGTGAGCGTCTGTGTGTCGCTGGTCGTCACAGCGGCCGTGCCAGTCAGATTGTTGAAGAACGCCCTGAGCTGCGCGACGACTAGTTTTGATCCCATGTGTATATCCCGTGTGTGCCCTACGGATAGTTGAAGGTGAGAGAGACCGACTCGTTCCCGATGGGACCGAGCGAACGCTTGATGCGTGATCCACGGATCGGCCCGAGGTTGCGCTGAATCACGCCGTCGCGCCTTTGAGTAGCCGCATACATCGGGGACAACAGGACCTCCGCGAGCGCCTGGCCCATCGTGTCCGTCTCGATCCCGTAGGAGTACGCGCGCACCGCTTGGATGAGCAGCGGGTCGAACCAGTCCGGCGTGCTCGAATACTGATCGTCCCGAGTGATCTTCGTCCAGCCTGCGCGGTAGTAGATCGTGACTGAGTTCAGATCATCGCTCGCGGGTGGCGGGTACAGCTCAAGCCGCGGAACGGGCGCGCCACCGTCCGGACCAACGCTGACCCCGTAGGTGATCGCGCCATAGAAGTCGCCGCCCTGCGGGTACACCCCAGCGTCGCGCGCGTCGATCAACCCCTGCATCGTCGTCGGGATGATAGAGTGGTTTGCGACCGACCCGCTCGGAGTACCGGCCAGTTCGGAGATGTCCGAGGGGAGCAGGAGCCCCGCCAACTCCAGCGAGCCAACGATGTCCGTCTGCGCGTCCGCTGCGGCCCCGATGCTCGTGCGCAACGTGATGTCTGCCGCGCCATCGGTCGAAACCACGTCGTAGAACCCAAGGTCCGCGCCCGTGCCACCAGTGATCTCCACCTGATCGCCTTCGAGCAAGGTGTAGGCGGCGAAGGCCGATGCGGGATCCATCACCGTGAGCGTTAACGTCGCTTCATCCCACGTTGCAGCCGTGATCGTGATTGTTCCACGGAGCGAGAGACGCCTGGGCGGCCTGGAAAGGAACTTCCAGCCGTGGCTATCGATGAGCCACTTCCCGGCGTCGTTCACGAGGCTCTGAGACGAGAACTCCGTGGGCTCGTCTCCCAGCCGGTGTCTGACGTGCGCATAGAGCGCCGAGGCTCGCATGGCCATTGTGGTTCTCCGTGGGTGGTGAGCCCCAGCCCGCCCGTGCGACGGGCCGGGGCGTTACGTTCAGGTCCTAGGTCAGGTAGGTGGTCCCGATCCCGTGGATGCCGTCCCACATGCAGGGAGAGACGGCGGCGCTCGTGGTCGTGTCCACCAGGACCCGGCCAAGAGCCTTCACGCCATCCACCTGCGTCGTGGTCACGCCATCGGCACCATCTGCCGGATACACGGGCTTGCCGTACTCCGACGTGGTGCCGGTCGTGATGAGCACGTCCACGCGCTCGGAAATCCAGACCACACCGACCTTGGTGTTGTCCGCTCCCGTGCCGGCCGTGCCGAGGTTCTCGACGACCCCGAACCAGTAGCCCGGATCTGCCGTCAGAACGCCGATTCCGGCCGTGGTCGGAACGATGACGTTGTTGAGCGGGTAGTCGTCCGCGCCGTTGTTGGTCTGGGTCTTCGAGGACTCAGATTGAGTTGCGAGGGTGTCCGTCATCACGACGTCACCCACGAACAGAACATCACTGGTCCGGTTCCACACCTGACTGCGAACCGTCGTGGCTCGCAGTCCGATTCCCGGCTGATTCTGATACTCGAACTGCATGACTGCTACGCTCCCGTGATGTCATCCGAGGGGTAGATGATGAAATGACGCTGGCGCGACCGGCACACCAGGTTGCCCCAGTTGTCCCAGAATCGCGCGTGACTGGTCGGCGTCCCCTTGTCGGTGAACACGCCGAGATCCTTCATGAACCGGTTGCTCTTGTAGACGCACCGCATGTACTTGGGCATGACGCCAAAGTAGCGGGGACCGGCGTTGGTCGTGCCGTCCGTGTCCAGCTCGGTCGAGAGCGCAGCCGCCGTACCCGTCGGGTAGATGGCTGCCGTGTCGAGCTGCGCGATGTACACGAACGGACGGCCGCCGTACGCGGGCTGCCCGAACGGGTCCCACTGGTCCTGCCAG